TTTTCATCTACAAAACCAACGTCAGACACAGCCCGTGAGGAGAACTCTAAACGACTCCTAGCGGATCCAATTTTTCAAGAAGCATTTAACGAATTAAGAAAAGACCTTATGAATCGCTGGGAAACTAGCGGCTCATCTGAGGTGCAGTCCAGAGAGTCAATCTGGCTAGCTATGAGATTGCTTGACAAGTTGCACGGTCATATAAAGTCTATTGTGGAAACAGGACACATGAACCGTATGCTTGAGAAGCAACACCCATTCATATAAGGAGAGTACAATGGCGGACACGCAACAACAAGCCCCGCACCCGGCAACATTGCCACCACAGCCCGACGCCAATAGTTTAGGCGAGGCACACGATGCAATTATGAGTCTTTTGGACTCCGCTGTTGACACAGAGGATAACCCCAAAGATGAGATGGCATCAGCTGAATCAGAGGAGTCTACTGAGGAAACTCAATACGAGTCTGAGGAAGAAACATCAGAAACTGAAGACGCCGAGGATGAGTCTGAGGAGTTGGAGGAGGATGATGACGGTTTGGAGGAGTCTGAGGAGGAGGAATCCGGTGACGAAGATATCGCACTGTACACTGTACGTGTAAATGGCGAAGAAATTGAAGTCACAGAGGAAGAGTTAGTAAAAGGATATTCTCGCCAAGCAGACTACACCAAGAAGACGCAGGAGTTATCAGAACATCGGAGAAACATTGACGAATTAGAAAGTCAATACAGTTCTCAGTTGGGTCAGATGCAACAGGAGCGTCAGCAATACATGGATGGTTTAAACCAACTAATCCAGCAATCTATGGGTGGCCTTGACCAATTTAGTAATATAGATTGGAATAGACTTAAAGAGGAAGATCCTATTGAGTTTATTACTAAGCGTGATGAGTTTAGAGAATCTCAAGAACGTGTAAGAGCGGGCCAACATCAGTATGCCGTTGAACAGCAGAAACAGGCTGGGGAAATGCAATCTCTACAGCAAGAGGTTCTTAAAAAGGAACACGAGCAAATGGTAGAGAAGATCCCCGAATGGGGCGATCCTACCCAACAGAAAGTGTTGGCTACAGGATTGCGAGAATATGCTACTGGACAAGGGTATACAGAGGAGGAGATAGGCTCTCTGGTTGATCACCGATCTTTGATTGTTTTAATGAAAGCACAAAAGTATGATGCATTGCAGCGTGCCGACGTTAAAACCAAAAAGGTGAAGAACAAACCAAGAGTGGTTAGATCTGGCAAAGGTTCTGGAAAAAAGGAGGCACAGAAATCTAAACGTATTGCTTCAATGAAGCGCTTACAGCAAACAGGTCACGTTTCAGACGCGGCTACATTGCTGGAAGATTTTGTAGAACTATAACAAAAGGTAATAAAAAATGGCAAGACCAGCAGATACCCGCTCCACATATGCGGCAGTGGGTCTTCGTGAAGATCTGTCAAATGTTATCTACAATATCTCCCCTACCGATACTCCGTTTATGTCGTCTGCAGGACGAGAGTCGTGTGACTCCACTTTCTTTGAGTGGCAAACCGATTCACTGACCGCAGCTGCTACAAACCGTATCGTTGAGGGTGATGACCTAGCTAATACTGCTGTTGCAGAACCAACTAGGGTAGGTAATTATTGTCAAATCAGCGGAAAATCAGTAGCAACCACAGGTACCGCAGAAGCAGTAGACTTTGCAGGCCGACGTAGCTCTCAGGCATATCAACTAGCCAAGCGCGCCAAAGAAATGAAGCGCGATATGGAAAAGATGCTTATGTCTAACGTAGCGAAAGCCGTTCCAGCGACAGTTGCTGCTGGTACTGAGGGACAACCAACTGGCGATACTCGTATCACAGCCGGACTAGGCGCGTGGGTTAAAACCAACGTAGCTACGTTTGGTAGTGGTGGTTCAGCGTGTGCAGGTAATGGTGGCAACATCACGACCGACGGCACACCACGAGCTATCTCCGAATTGTTGATGAAAGAAGTTATCAGTGCGTGTTTTAGCTCTGGCTCCAATGCTGACACGATCATGGTAGGCCCGTTCAACAAACAGGCTATCTCTGATCTAACTCAGACCACTTCTCCGCTCCGAACAGCAGCGGATAAACCGGCGCCAGCCCATGTTGTTGCTGCAGTTGATATCTATGTGTCCGATTTTGGAAATTTCAAAGTCGTTCCTAATAGGTTCCAGCAAGAGCGTGACGCTTGGTTCTTTGATTTCGATTTTTGGGCCGTTTCCTACTTGCGTCCTTTCCAGACTCTGGATATTGCGCGAACAGGCGACAGCAAGAAGCAGATGCTTGTTGCTGAGTATGGCTTAATGGCGAAAAATGAAGCTGCCAGCGGCTGTATTTACGACTGTACATCATCGTAATTAGTTAGATAAGAGGGGGTAGGAAACTGCCCCCTCACTAACCATGAAAACACAGAAGAAACAATCAAAGAAAAGCCCAGAAGCCCCCAAGCCTCGTAGCAAAACTAACGAGCAGGAGCTACAAGTTCCACTGCATAAAGGTTCTGGCGGAAAGAGGATATATCCCATTGGCTAAAGGAAATCTTTTAGATGTAACGTCCCACACCAAGTCTACGTTTCACGAAGAACCGGATGGAACATGTACTATAACAGATACTCAGGACGCGCAGCCGATACTTGACTACGCAAAAAGAAAGTACAACGACTACGGCGATAAACTTACGCCAGGAAAACGCGGTGAATGGCATCAGGTAGCATCTATTCCTGTTGTTGTTTGGGACCAATGGATAAAGGAAACAAACGGGGCAATATTGAAAGATAAAAAACTACTGTCTAGAAAATTAAATGATGCAGAGTTTAAATACTTCAAAACATCTCCAACAACTATATAGGTAATAGAAATGTTATATAGACCAGCAGGGGTAACCCAAGCAATTACTACGTCAGGCACATCAGCCCAAACAGCTAGCGCTATATCGGAGCAAGTATATGTTGCTTCTATAACAGCCTCAGAAGATGCATATATTGTTTTTGGCACCAACCCAACAGCAACATCAGCTAATGGTATTTTTCTTCTAAAAGATTGGCCTACTGACTTCTCTGTACGACCGGGTGAAAAGGTTGCTGCTATACAGGTTTCTGCTGGCGGCACTGTTTACGTATCAGAACTGACTAGATAATGGCTATCTCAACCTACAGCGAATTACAGACCGCTGTAGCAAATTGGCTAGATAGAGATGACCTATCTGCGCGTATACCTGAGTTTGTAACTTTGGCGGAAACCCGCATGAATAGAGTTTTGCGTATACGCATTATGGAGAAAGAGCAAATACTATCCACAATCGGTGGCTCCAAGCGTTATCTTATGCCAACAGATTATCTACAGATGTTGGCTATAAAATACAATAACTCTCAGATCGCCTCTACAACCCTCAACGGGGATATTAATGATTCAGTAGCAAGTATAACACTAACAGATGCGTCATCTTTTTCTGCATCTGGAACCATACTTGTTGGAACAGAGCAGATAACATATTCAAGTATAGCTGGTAATATTCTTACAGTATCAGCTCGTGGCGCCAACAGCACTACACCAGCGGAGCATACAACAGGAGCTACTGTTGTTGAGATCTATACAACGTGGGGAACTGGCAGCATATCTACTGGAGCGTCTACAATACGCACTATGCAGTACATAACTCCAGAAATAATGGCGAGAACCAATACTGGAACAAGCACAGGACTGCCGCAATCATATACTATGAGGGCAGGATACATTTTCTTTGGTCCGGTACCTGATGCCGTGTACACTATAGAAATGACGTATTATTCAAAAATACCATCTTTGTCTGATATAACTACGACAAGCACTATGTTGACCGAAAATCCTGATCTATATTTATACGGTGCATTGCTAGAAGCTGAACCATTTTTAATGAATGATGCAAGGATTCAATTATGGGCAACAGCTTTTGGAGAGGCTGTAAACAATCTACAACTACAAGACGATAAAGATTCGCACTCAGGAACTGAGTTGCGAGTAATGAATACAGGCGGATACTACTAATGGCATTAGAAACAGGAACTTATCTCAACTCTCTGGTTAGTTCAAATCCACCAGCATCTGACAATGTTAGTCAGGGTGACGATCATCTCAGGCTTATAAAAAGTGTACTGAAAAACTCGTTCCCCTCTGTGGATTCAATTGTTAATGCAATACACACAGGAACGTCAGCACCAGCTACCTCTCTTTCTGAGGGTATGGTTTGGGTAGATACTTCCGGTGGCTCTGGTAATCATCTCTTTAAGTTTTACGATGGATCTACGTTCATTACGTTGGCTATTAGCCCAGAAACCGCTAATTCCGTAGATGTGAACGCTGGAACCGTTGATGGCGCAATTATTGG